AGTGTGGCATGGTAGACGTAACCAAAAGGGTGAGCCTATGTTTTTAATGAAGGACTACATAGCAGTTGAGGGTAGTAAGATTTATATGAAAGGGGTTGCTGCACCTGGGTCTACTGAGAAAGACGGAGCGTATTGGAGTGCTTTTTACAGGACACCACAGAGGAATGTCGACAAAACCCAAATGGCTAAGACTTTGAGTGGTCAACACGCTGACACTATGATGTTTGTGCTAGACGAGGCATCAGGTATAGACGATGCAGTGTTTGGGGACTTGGAAAATACGATGACTGGACCTGTAAACTTTGCTTTATTGATATTTAACCCCCATAAACCTGTTGGGTTTGCGTATGACACCCATTATGGCAAGCACAAAGACCAATGGGTTACGTTGCACTGGGACGCTGAGGAGTCTAGTAATGTTACTGCTGAGCAAATACTGCGTATGGAGGAGAAATATGGCAGGGACAGTGACAATTTTAGGGTCAACGTCAATGGTTTGCCACCTAGAGGGGGTGACGATGCGTTAATACCTTACCAGAAAGTGTATGAGGCTTACACGAATATTGAGATAGTACCCCATAAAACTGACAAATTGGTTATAGGCATAGACTATGCAAGCACAGGGAGCGACAGGACTATTATGTGCGTTAGGAAAGGGGGCAAAGTGCTTGGTTTCCACGCTATTGACGGACTAGACGACATAGACCAAATAGACAATATTGACAAAATACTAAAAACTGACTATGCTTATGAGGAAATAGAGCGTTTATGCCCTGACGCTACTGCTATAGGTAAGAGTTTTGCCCAGTTATTAGACAGACGTTACAGGGATACAGTACAGGTGCAGATGTTAGACATGAGTACAAGTGCTAGAGGGAGTGACGCACACAGGTTTAAGAACCTACGCAACCAATTATGGTACAAATTAAGGGAGAGGTTTATGGCTAATGAGCTTGAAATACCTGCTAACCCCTTTTTATTAGAGGAGTTGAAGTGCTTGCAGTTTAAAGAGACTAATGGTAAAATTATAGTGGACGACAAGGTTACTATTAAAAAGAAAATAGGTAGGTCGTGTGACTACGCAGACGCTTTAATGCTGACCTGTTGCGTGGACGAGGTTAATAGCAGGGACTTTGAGGCTGGTGACAGGTGGAGGAGAGAGCGACATATGGTTACAGACCCTCTGAGCGTGCAAATTGGGGACAATAACTGGTTGTTGCAGTAATTAGTCGTGGTTAGCAACCCAGCGTCTTAGCATATCATCAGGGTAACGGACTGCACCCACGTTGCCATTAAGCCTTATAAAGGGTGGACCTTTTTTAACACCTGCTACTCTCCAATACTTTAGCGTATTAGGTGAAATACCAAGCATTTTTGCCACTTGTTCTGGGGTATGTAATTTAATCTCTGACATTATTAGACATTTAGGGTGATAAATGACCATAGTATAAAATAAAAGTGTCTTGCAAGCTAAAAAAGTCTTTACAAACTGCATAATTTTATGTTATGTTAGTCTTACTTTCAAAAGAAAACAAACACCAGCATGGAGGTTACTTAAACCTTGAGACTGGTATTGGACTAACGTCAGTTGAAGGGCGGGATAACCACCAACACGTTTTAACACGCTCAGAACCGAGACTAAACGATGATGGAAGTATTGCACAAGAGGGTCAGTGGTATGTTGAATCTGCTGGTGAGAATCCCCATACGCACACGATAGAAGAATTACAACGTCAAGCACCTAAAAAGGACAAGACTAACGATGAGCAACGTATTGAGGAGTGTATTGCTCTGATTAAAGAGGCTGAGGAGAATGAAAGGGCTTCAGTCAATGCAGGTAAAGAGAGTTATGAGTTTTACAATGGCAACCAATGGGATTCACAACAAAAAGCCATACTGAATAGTCAACGCAGGTCCGCAATTACCATAAATGAGATTGAACCTAGAGTAGATGTGTTACTAGGCACACACGACCAAAACAAAACAGAGGTCGTATTTAAACCTGTTGAAAAAAGTGATGAGCAAGTGGCTGACATAGCCAATATGCTTTACAAGTCAGTTATTAACCAAAACAACTTCCACGCAGAGGAGAGTGTTGTATTTAAGGATACTACCATTACAGGACGTGGTTGTAAGGACGTTTATGTTGATTTTAACGACAACATAGAGGGTGACATTAAAATACGTTGGTTTTGTTGGGACAAGGTTAGGTTTGGACCACACGAACGTATAGACCAAGAGGACTTGGAGTATTTAATTAAATTTGACAACTTTTCGTATGGTAAACTAAAACAATTATACCCAAAAAAGGCAAAGCAGTTAGACTTAGCGTTTAAAACCTTTGAGGGGGACTTAACAGACGACTTAGACAACGTACACCACAATGTTAAGGGTATGGCATATAGGTTAGAACAAAATATGCTTGAGTTAAATGTAGGTGGAGAGCGTATTGTTGACGTGCAACGCAAAGAGTTTAAATTATTTGAGATTTGGCAAAAGGTTTACAGACGTGTCGAGGGTTTAATTTTTGCTGAGGACAATTTTGTTGATGAAGGCACTGATTTAAGAGAAAAAGACGTTGCCTTGCTTAAAAGAATACCTGGAGTAACCTCAATTAGCAAGATTGTGTTTGATATGCGTAAAACAGTCTTTGCAGGTGGCTTGGTTTTAGAGGACGAGGTACTTGACTTACCTGAGAATGGTAACTGCTTTCATTTAATTACAACTTACGCTAAAAAGTACAAAAATACCTTTTATGGCAAGGTTGAACCAGTAAAAGACCCACAAAGGACAGTTAATAAACTGACTTCACAGACAGTTGACATAACTAATACAATGAATGGTAAAGGGTGGTTTGTTGATGGGGAGACATTTGACAGACCTAGTGATGTCGAGGCTTTTAGGAAGGTAAGCTCAAGCAGTGGTTTTGTACAAAAGGTTAAGGACGTAGCAAGACCCCCTCTAAAAGCTGAGGGCGCACAGTTCCCATCAGAGTTAGTTAATTTAAAGAATGTTGCTAAACAAGACTTAGACGCAATTATGGGCATACCACCTAGAGCGTCAGAGTTCAGTGGGGACTTATCAACTAAAATGCACATGATGATTAAACGTCAGAGTTTAGTGGGTAATGACTTCTTATTTGAAAACAGTTACCATGCAAACAAGCGTATGGCTAAACTGATTATTGCTTACATACAAGACTTTTACACTCCTGAGCGTATTGAGCGTATTTTAGGCTCAGTATCACCAGAGGAGTTAAACGAAATGGAGAATCCAGACAACATTATTAACGTAACAAGGGAAGATATTGCCAATATGTTGCTTAATAAGAAGTTGTTAGACCTAGACTTGGTTATGAGCGAGGCAGTACAGACAGATACAATGCGTGAGTTGGCTTTTATGTCTTACCAAGAGGTTATGCAGACAGTAGGTGGCGACCCAACGATACTAAGACACTGGATTAAGACTAGCCCATTCCCAAATAAAAAAGCAATCTTAGATGAAATGGACCAAGCACAGTTGGCAGCATCTCAGAAAAACAATGACACTAACGACAGTCAAAACTATGCCTCACTCCCAGATTCAGTGAAGGAAAGTTTGGCTAAGAAGGGCATCTATTCGTACAAAGACCTGAACGAAGCAAGAGAATTACAAGGCAATTTAGTAGAGGGGGTAGTCCAATGAGATTACCAATATTTTTTATAGAGAAAGCCTGTTTTATAACAGAAGGCTCGAAAGGAGAATAACATTATGGCAGTACAAGAGGTAGAACAAACAGAAGTAAAGGTGGAAAAACCTTTAGAGGATTTGACTGTTGAGGAGTTACAACAGATGCACGACCAATTAACAGAAGGAGAAACGTCTGACGAGCCTAAAGTTGATGCGAGTGCTGAAGATGCTGAAACAATCGAAAACTCAGAGAATCCCGATGAAAATGTTGATTCTAACGATGCTACTACCAGCGAGGAGTCCCAAGCCGATATAATAAAAGCGATGAGGAAAGAGATGGACGGATTACAAAAACTTGTAGCTCGTTCTCAGACTGAGTTGGGTTTATTACGCAAGCAGAAGGAATCTTTACAGCAGAACCAACAAGAGGTTGATGACATCGACCCCTATGTTGACCCTGATAGATACTTTGAAAAGAAGTTAAATGAACGTGAATCTAACAAGGCTTTACAACAACAGCAAGAGGCTTTAAAGTTGCAAGAGACAAAAGATTACGTTGAGGCAGTTATCCCGAACTTTGGAGACATGATTACAGATATGTCAGACGAGTTGAACACTCTTTTGAAGGATGAGCCTGAGCGTGATGTTTACGTTAATAATTTTAAAGCTAACCCTTATGTTGTAGACCCACTAACTTTAATGTTTGCTGGTCGTACTGCTGAGTTAAAACGTGAGTTAAACGCTTTGAAAGGGAAACTATCAAATTCTGCAAATGGGAAGGGTGAGTTGATAAATAAAATCAATAAACTCGGTCGCAGTAAACCTACTATTTCTGGTGGGAGTCATGGTTCAACTAATGGCAAAGTTGGTGATGCACTAACTTCAAGTCAAATAGAGAGTATGTCTTTAGACCAGTTAGAGAGGTTATACAAACAACAGTTAGAACAATAATTTTAATAGGATTTTACATAGGAGACTAATACAATGGCTGTAACAACCATAGCTACTGGCGATACCAGTGCAAAGAAAATTTATGATGAGATGCTTTTTAAAACATCTTACAAAGAATCATTTTGGATGAGTCGTTTTGGACAATCAGAGCAAGACGGACCAATCAAAATCAAAACTGAGAAATTTGGTAAAAGTGGTGATAGACTTTCAATGGACTTGATTGACAGATTTACTTTCGCACCTAGAGGTGAAGGTGATGCTCTTGAAGGACACGAAGGTAAAACTACTCAAAATACTTTTAACCTTACCTTAGAAGAAAAACACGTTTTAATACGTTACAAAGGTAAACTTTCTGAAAGACGTCCTGCTTGGGATTTGCCTGCTACTCAAAAAATGGCATTGACTAATCGTGGTGCAGAGACTATTGACGAAATGATTTTTGACGCATTACAAGCAACTGACCCCAACAAAATCTTTTATGGTGGGTCTGCTACTTCTAACGCTACTTTAACTGCTACTGACTTGATTACACCTAAAAAGTTAATGCAAGCCAAAACTTGGGCAGAGACTGGTGGCAATAGAACACAAAATGCTATTCGCAAAATCGGTAATGGTGGACGTAAAGACTATATGACTCTTTTACACCAAGACGTTTACTTTGACCTTTGGAATGACCCAACTATCCAACAAGCCTATCGTGAAGCAGGTGTTAGAGGTGAATCTAACCAACTTTGGAACGATGCTGACCTTGTTTGGAACGGACTTGCTGTTTACAAACACGAAAATATTGATATTTTCACAAATGGTGGTGCTGACTCTGACGTTGCTTACGCTAAAGGATTCTTAATTGGGTCTTGTGGCTTGGCATTTGGTTGGGGACAAAGACCAGAGATTGAAACTGAGGTTTTTGAATACAAAACTGAAATTGGACACGACTTTAACTATATTGCTGCTGCTGGTCGTCCTGAGTTTAACAACGAGGACTATGGAGTAGTAGGGTTAAATTTTGCTCGTACTCAAATCTCTGATTCGTAATTTATTTAGAAAGGAAATATAAGAAATGGCTACAAATACAACTAAAACTGATAACTCAGGTGCTATTCAAAATCAAGGTGGGTTAATGGTTGTCGGACAGGAAACTATCGACTTCTCCCATAAAGATTTTAACACATCTGCTGCTTCTGACGTAATCCAAGTAATGAACATTCCTGCTGGGACTGTTGTACTTAAAGTTTATACTCACGTTGTTACTGCTGAAGGCGGCACTCTAACTTTTGACGTTGGCGATGGTACTGACCCAAATGGTTGGGACGATGCTGTTAATGGCAACAGTACAGGTATGAACGCTACTACTGAAGGTACTGACGCTTTGGCTGATAGTCTTGGTGCTGGTGCTGGTAAGTATTACAGTGCTGACGATACTATCGACATTACTTTGGATAATGCTGCTGACGCTGCTAAAATTCATTTAATCGCAGTTGGTTTCAAATCTACTGAGGCTTAATTAGATGGCGACAGTAACAAACACAGGCATTAGCCAGGGGCAATTATACGAGCTACTTAACGAGCTTGTAACAATCTGTGCAGAAGTGAAAACTAATATTGCAGGGATTAACGCAAAGTTAGATGCAGACGCTGGTGTTACAGACACTGACTATGCAGCTACTTGGGATGTAACAGCAACAACTCCGTCTTTAACAACGGACGCTGATTAACTAATTTAGGGGTAGGGTTTATGCTCTGCCCCTATATTTAAAAGGAATAGAAAAATGGCATATACATTATTAGCAGCAGCGACAGGTTCAGGTACTTCAGCAGCGTTTGAGGTAAAATTAACTGACTGCCCTATTACATTAAGTGCAACTGGTTTGGCTACAACCGAGACAGTTGATATACAGATTAGTCAAGATGGTGGTAGCACTTTTGCAAACACAGGTGTACAATTAGACGCTACAACTAACACGAAGGCTATTGTTAGTCCTGGCATATACAAAGCATCAAAAAGTGCGACAGCAGGTTCTGTTGCAGTAGCTTTACACAGGAACAATAACCTATGACAATAGGGGTATCATTAGCTAGGACTTTTGCTTTGCCTATTGATGGTGTTGAGGTAGGAGCAGCAGTAGAAACTTGCTACTATACTGAGTACGATGGAATTGATGACGCATACAGGTCAAGTGATGCAGCATTGAAATTGAGTGGATATTTGACTCTATGTTGCGAATACAAGTTTACCACAGCTCAATTCTCGTATTTTTTAGGAAACGTGAACTTTAGTCCCTACAATGGTATTAGAATTGAGACTGGAGCAACAGGCATACTATACTGGGTTGCATACTGTTCAGCAGGCTCAAGGCAGGCATCGCAAATTACAGGTGGCTATGCGACAGGTTCATGGATTAAATTTGTAGGTATTTGCTCTGCTGCTGAGACTGCATTTTGGATAAATGGCACTAAATGTCCAACAGTTGCTCAAGGTGATTCAAGCGTATTGGCATCGACTACTGACTTTGCTATTGGTAGTAGACCAAATGGCACTTCGTTTGGTAATGGGAGCATTAAAAACATAGAGTTTTATAATGCAGCAGCGACAACTCCCGAAGCATGGGTTTACGATGACCCTACATCATTAGGTTTAACTGCTGGAAACTTAGTGTTAAGGACGCAAAATGGTACAGGCACAGACAATGCTCAGAGCTTGACCTTTACTAAATATGGCGACCCTGTTACATTGGAGTGTACATAATGGCTACAACATATACAGATATTTTATTAACTGACCTTGAGAGTGTGCGTGATGAGATACGTCAGAAGTCAGGTGTTCGAGTAAACTTAGCAGGAGACAGGTGTGTTATCAAATGGGACGGAGACGCACATCAATGTATTAACGAATTAGATTGTGTCCACAGAACTCACGCAGAGGCACAAGCGTACTATAATGACCCTGCAAATGGTTGGTGTGACGATATAGCAAGATGAGCGAAGAAACAACATTACTACAACAGATAATGGTAAAACTTGACAAGTTAAATGACAAAGTGTCTGCGATGGAGTCATCTATTACTGGCACATTACAGAAACATTCAACTGAGATAGCACAATTACAAAAAGAAAAAGAACAACTGTTTGGGTTTTACAATGGCGATATTGCCAAAATGAAAGAGGAAATTTCCCAAAACAGGAATAACTTAGCCAATTTGCAGGCTGCCAAAATCACAATGCACGATGAATTGCACAGGACAATGGACGAATTATCAGATAACACTAAACAAGACTTTGCACTTAGGTTAGCAGAAGAACTGAAAATTAAAAACCAAAACAGGATGCAAAATTTTATACTCTTGATTGTAGCGATAGTTTCAGCGTATTTGACTTGGAAACAGGGCTAAATGATGCGTCTGTTGGTCTTTATGATACTTTGCTCAGGTTGCTCACTTGCGCCTGTTTTAGAGGGTGATTACAAGCGTAATTTAAACGAAATACAAAACCAGTTTATGGACGTTAAAGAAAAGGTTAGTGAAAACTCAGAGATGATATACACAGGACTAACAACTGAAAAAGAAGTTGGTCAAGTTATTGCTCAAAAACACGCACAAAAGACTGCTGAGTGGGCTAGAGAGAGTGTTGAGTTTACACAACCAACAGGAGGCAGTCAAATGATGAACGTATTACTAGGCTTGCTAGGTCTTACAGGGCTTGGTGGGGTTGGTGCAGTTAAAAGGATAATGACATTGACAAATATAGTTAAAGACGTTGCTGGTATGGACGCAAAGCAAGGTGTTGAAGAAGCAAGGAAAAGAGGGGTTAAAGTATGAGTACATCAGGAGTTTTTTCATTTGACCCTACAAGGACACAGATTATTGAGGCTGCCTTACAACGCATAGGTGTATTAGGTGCAGGTCAAAGTGCTAGTTCAGACCAATTAACACAGGGCAGTTTTTGGCTCAACCTATTGGTCAAGTCGATGCAAAATGATGGTGTTAGACTATGGACTGAGGAGTGGGAGACGCAAACACTGACTGCATCAAGCGAGGTAATTGGCAGTGATGGGTTAAACTATGAGTGCATAAGACCTCACACAAGTGATGCAACCAATAAGCCTGTTACTGGTGCTAATTACACTACTTATTGGACACAAAGAGGCACAAGTGGGGGCACTTGGGTTACTGCAACAAGTTACACGTCAGTAAACTCTTTTGACTTGCCTGCTAGGACAATAGGCATAAGTAAAGCATTTGTAAGGTCTACACAAGACAATGACATTGAGATTGAATTAGCTAAACTGACTGATTATTTAGAGGTATCAGACAAAACCTTGAGGGGTGATGTCAGAATGTTGGCAATTAACGAAGATATTTCAACAAGTCGAGTATTTATGTACCCAATACCAGACGACACGACAGACGTAATACATTATTTACGCATTAGACCTTTGCATGATTATGTAAACCCAGGGGATACGTCAGATTTCCCACAAAGGTGGATTGAAACAATTATTTATGGGTTAGCAGAGAGATTAGGACACGTTTACTCATTAGATTTAAACAGTTTACAGATATTAGAGAATAGATACAGGGAATCTCTGAGAAAAGCTAAAAACGAGGATAGAGAAGTTACATCGGTTGATTTTGTACAGGGAGCATTTATTTAATGGCATCAAAGCAAATTGATTTTATTGCAGCAGGTCTTGTTGATTCAAGTGGAAACCCTTTACAGTCTGGGACAGTAGAGTTATACGAGGCAGGCACTAGCACACCTGTAACTGGTTACGCAGACGCAGCACTTGGCTCGTCATTAGGTAGCACAATTACCTTAGACTCAAGAGGTGCTAAGTTAATATTTGTTGATGGTTTAGTTGACCTTAAAATCATTGTAAAGGACAGTGCAGGCACAACGATTAACACTTACGATGGTTTAGATTATGACGCTAGTGGACCAACAGTAATTGATTCAGACCCAGAGATAGTTTTACAGAACACTGACCAAGAAGATACAGATGGTGGTCGTCAGTCTATTATTAGGCACAAAGGTGAACAGTCAGGTGGTGAGGTATCGACACTAGCCACAGTAACAGCATCACACGATGGCACTTCAGACGATGAGAAGGGCAAGTATGAGATAAAAGTCAACGATGGCAACGATGGCAACAGTCCTTCAATAGTTGCATTGTCTTTAAAATCAACACTAGCTACATTTGGCACTGCTGTAACAACAGGTGGAGCATTAACAGTCCCTACAGGCGACCTTACATTGTCGGCTGGCAATATTGTTGTGTCTGGTACTGTTGACGGAGTTGACGTTGCTACTTTAAATACTAATTACACAAACCACGCAGCAGACGCTACAATACACTTTACAGAGGGCAGTATTAGCCACTTAAACATTACTAATATAGGCACAAACTCACACGCACAAATTGATACTCACATAGCTGATACCACGTTGCACTTTACTGAAGGTAGCATAAGTCACTTAAATATAACTAACATTGGTACAAACTCACACGCACAAATTGATACCCATATAGCAGATAGTACATTACACTTCACAGTTGCAAGCATTGACCATGGCAGCATAACAGGCTTAGGCGATGACGACCATACTATTTACGCTTTGGCTAGTGGGGCTAGGTCATTTACAGGTGCAGTAACAATAGACGTAGGTAATAGTGGTGTAACTCCTAGTGTTGACGCAGACGACTTGTTTGTTGAGAACTCCGGCAACTCTGGAATAACTATTGGGTCTGGGACTACAAGCGTAGGCAATATATTCTTTGGCAATAGTGTGGACAATGACGAGGGCAAAATAGCTTATGACCACGCAAATGACATTATGCGTTTTACTGCTGGTGCTAACCAAGTAGTATCAATACATCAAACATATTTAGCTTGTTCAAGTGGTTCAAGTGGTGTAACTCTAACTTCTGACGCAGATAATCTATTTATTGAGGACAATGGTGCTGCTGGACTTACTATCGGGTCTGCGACTACTGCAACAGGCAATATATTTTTTGGGGACAGTGGTGGTGTTGGTATGGGCAGGATTATTTATGACCATGCCAACGACAGGATGGATTTTTACGCTAATAATGCAGGCAAAGTTAGGATAGATACTGGTAGCTTGCAACCAATAACAGATAATGTGCTAGAATTAGGGGACGCTAGTTTTAGATGGACAGAGGTTTTTGCAGTTAATGGCACAATAAACACCTCAGACTCAAGGGAGAAAACTATCGTTGCTGACAATGACACTTTGCTAGATGTCGCTGATGCAATAGATATAGTTTCGTTTAAGTGGAATGACGCAATAGTAGAAAAAGGCGAGGCTAACGCTAGGATTCACTATGGTGTTTTAGCTCAAGACGTAAAGACTGCATTGGAAAATGAAGGGTTAAACCCAGAGGCATATTCAATGTTTTGCTATGACGAATGGGACGAAGTAACTGATAATGAGGGCAACGTAACCACAGAGGCAGGCAATAGATATGGGGTAAGATATGTTGAATTGCTATCACTAAAAATGAAAGCCCAAAGAAAGTTAATCCAAGATTTAGAAGCCAGAGTTGCTACATTAGAGAGTGCATAATAATAGGGCTTTAACTATACGGAGATAAAATGTCAGAAGATAAAAAACCTGATGAACCAAAATTAGCAGAACCTAACGTGTTCTTAAACCCTAATGATGCTATGGCTATTTTAGAGATATGTGATATTGCCATAAAAGCCCCTAATAGCAACGTGGACAACCTATATGGGTCAAAGAACGCATTACGCAATTTATTCCTTAAATATGGTGTTTTAAAGGCTAATTAAGATGCCGCCAGTATCTATCCCATTCACAGCAAGAGTTAATAAAAACGTTGACCAGATAGAAACCTCAGCAAATGGGGTTGATATGACTGATTGCTATATTGATGAATTGGGGTATGTCAATAAAAGACCTGGACTTGAGGTGTTTACTACAATCTCAGGTGCAGGTCGTATTGATGGCATATTTTATTGGGACGAAAAGCAAGTAACCATAGCAGTCTCTGGGGGCACAGTTTACTCTATTGATGTATTTGGTAATGTAACCACAATAGGGTCTGGTTTATTATCTGGCACTACTGTTACTTTTGCTACTGCTAAAACAGGTGGTGCAGATGTGCTTGCTATGGCTAATGGGAATGGTGTATTTACCACAGATAACGTAACAGTATCTAATATTGCTACTGCACCTACTGACGCAACACACGTTTCATTTATGGACAGGTATTTAATTGCTAACGACAGTGGCACAGGTTTAATTTACTGGTCTAACCTAAATGACCCAACAACTTGGAATCCATTAAGTTTTGCAGAGGCAGAGTTAAAGCCAGATAACATTATTGCCCAACGAGTAGAAGGCAGAGAATTGGTTTTATTTGGGTACAGGTCTGTTGAGTTCTTTTACAATGATGGGGTTAGTCCATTCAGACGTTATGAAGGTGGAGAGGTAACAACAGGTGTTTCTGTTGCGTATTCAGTGCAATTTGTCCCAGAGGTAGCGTCTTGGTTTTACTTAGATGAAAACAGGCATTTAATTAGACTTACAAACAGACAACCTAAAAAACTCAGCGGTCCTTATGATGAGGAGATACAATCATTAGCAACAGTTACAGATGGGGTGTCTTCAGTCATTCGTGAAGGTGGCAGGGGTTGGTATGTAATTACTTTTCCAACTGAGAATGTTACCTATGTGTATGACTACCAACAAGATGCTTGGTACAAATGGGGTAATTGGAACTCTAAGACTGTTAGTTACGACAGGTTTATTGGTCAAGTAGCAACCTATGACAGTAGGAGCAACAAGTTTCTCATAGGTGATAAAAACGCAGGTATTGTTTACAGTATGAAGTCAAGTATTTATACAGACAATGGTGCAGAGATAAGGGCTAATGTTAGGACTGGTTTTATTAGTCATGGCACACAAAACAGGAAGAAAAGTAGAAAAGTCCAGTTTAGGCTGAAAAGAGGTATTGCCAAAGATGGGTTAGATACAGCAGGTGAGGTCAATGTAAGGTACAGGGACGACTACACAGGCACATTTTCAAATGAGTTAAAAATAGGCACAGGCATAGGTGGAGACACTAGGTTTAATACTGAGATTTATGTTGGTGGTATTTATAGGGCAAGGCAGTGGGATATTACCAGTAGTGATAATACACCTTTTATTATAGGTGGGTTTGAGGAAGATGTTGCAGTGCTAAGGAACTAATGTCTACGACTACTCCAATAGACCCAGTACCCAGAGACTTAATTAACGTAGGTGGACACGCACACAGGTGGTTAGAGTCTTTAAGACGTAACTTAAACTCAATTACAGGGTCTGGGTCAGGTGTTGACCACGGCAGCCTAGCAGGGTTGTCTGACGATGACCATACACATTACTCAAGAGCAGATGGTACTAGGGCTTTTACAGGAGTTGTAGGTGGTATTGACCCTATCTTATCAACACACCTAGCAACTAAAAATTATGTAGACACAACGACTATTACAGACCACACAGCACTAACTAATATAGGGGTGAACACTCACGCACAGATTGATACCCATATTGCCGATAGCACCATACATTTTACTGAGGGTAGCATAGACCACGGTAGCATAAGTGGACTGCTAGACGATGACCATACGCAGTATAGCCTTGCAGATGGCACAAGAGCATTTACAGGCACAGTAGGTGGCATAGACCCAACACTGTCAACTCATTTGACAACTAAAAACTATGTAGACACCGAGATTGCTAATAATACTTATTGGTCAAGGACTAGCACCACACTAAGCACAAAGACTGCTAATGACGACCTGCAAATTGATTCATTTATTAGGGTAAATGGCAGTTCAGACACTCAGCAGTTAATCGTCAAAGGGCATAGCACACAGACTGCAAACTTGCAAGAGTGGCAGAATGGCTCAGCAGTATTACAAGCAAACATGACTAACTCTGGAGCATTTAGAAACTATGTTTCATACACTGATGCTAGTAACTACGAAGCAGGCATATTCGATTGGCAAGAAATATCTGGTGATTTAACCATAGGTGCATTAAGAACTGGGGAATACGCAGGTCGTAATGTGATTGTGCAAGCAACAGATTCATCAGGTGATGGAGTGCATTATGGTTGGGTTGGTGGTGCTTTAACATTAAAAGCAGGCAAACCGTGGGACCAAGCAACACCATATGCAAATTCATATGGTGGACAGATTAAAATTGACACCTTCACTTATAACGGAGTTGCACCTTACTACGGCGATATAACTATTGAAAGTGCTTACAATGATAGAAGTGCGGGTAGGAAGAGCAGGGTAGATATTAAAAGTTATAACACTACCTTAATAGAAAGAGGTACAGGTGGCTCAAGACCGACAACTGCAACTACTACAATTAAGCAATTCATCTGGCAGACAAGCAACTTATTAAACTTTGTAAACAGTTCTTGGACTGACAGTTCAGCACAGAACAACATATTATCTTCTTTTGATTATTTAGGCAATTATCTCAATTACAACATATACACAGATGCTAGTAATTACGAACGAGCAGTATTTACTTGGGACACTAATATATTAAAAATAAAGACTGAGGCTTTAGGCACAGGTACAGTAAGACCGATTGAAATACAAGGTGCAGGCACTACTGTATTGCCAGAATCATCAACCGATGTTCCACTTACAGTAAAAGGTGCTTCTGGTCAAACGGCCAACATCCAGGAGTGGCAGAATAATACAGGAACTCCCGTTGCCTCGGTTGCAGTAAATGGTGATATAACAACTACAACAGGAAGTTTTATTGCCCCTACTGGTGGCATACAGGTCGATG